GTTGTTCAGCACCTGGTTTCGCAGCGACTCATCTTTGATGGTAATACCGTGGCCGGTGGCCAGTGTCGTACCAGCCGGTGCCTGTACCAGCCCCGCGCCGTCAATGTCACACTGGATAACGCGACAGTCAGACGAACCAACACCGGTGGCCTTTTCCTTTGTCGCGTATCCTTGCAGCAAAATAGCGTGACTACCTGCGTTTTTGATACCGACACCTAGGAAGTCCACAAACTCAGCGTTGGTGATCTGGAATCCGCGCAGTGTGTGCTGTGGCTCAGCTGCGTGGTTCATATCCAGCGTAAACCCGGTGAAGGTGACGTGGTTGATGAAGTCACCACTACCCGCCGTGAAGAAGGTGGCAATCGTTCCAGCCGTGCGCTTGATGGTGGTGGCGTCTTTGCCAGCACCCATCACAACCTTACCGCTGGTGTTTTTGGTGGTGATTAGACCTTTACGGAAAGACCATTCACCAGCTGGGATTTTGACCACCTTGACAGCGGGGTTAACCAGCGCGGCCTGCAGGGAGTCAGAGATGTCATTACCGCCTGCAGCGGGGGTAACCGTGGCCACCGCTGCACCATCGGCGGCACGCACGGCTGCATCAATCTTCTCTTTGATGTTGCGCTCTACTGCAACAGGGAGCTGCTTAGAGAAAATCTTTTCCAACTCGGACGTGACCTGTTCAGCTACGAACAGCGGTTCAGCTTGATTAGGTGACACCGGTGGGTGAGCCTTGATGTATTCCGCAATGATGCGGTTGACGTCTGCCTCTGTAATGGTGGCTGTAGGCTGTGCAGGGGCCGGGGTCGGAGCAGCGCCCGTCTGTGGGGTAGCAGGGGCCGGGGTCGGAGCAGCGGGAGCAACGCCGCCATACTTAGCCACCAGTCGATCAAGCTCATCACGCGCCACATCAAGACGCTGGTCGAACTCATCCAACGAACCCTTGATGTTGTCGATGCGTGCAGCCAGTGACTGCACCGCCGCGTCCTCCTCTGGTGTGGGAGCAAATTCCGGCCCCATCAGTTCACGCAGGGAGATAGCGCCCTCACCCTCGGGGATTTTGACCGTGATGGGGTTGATGCGCTGGTTGCGTACATGGAACTCCACGCGGAGCAACCCCGGCTCTATGTTGGCCACATCAGACCGGCCCGCGTTCAGGTGGATACGTTGCGGGGCTGTGCTGATGACGCGGTTCGGGTTGTCTGCACTGGCCCGCCAACTTGTGGCTGAGAACACCACATAATCGCCGGGGTGCGCATTGCCCCCAACGTCTGTGATGTCAATGTTAATGGTACGTGCCATGAATCCTCCTCTAGGAATAGAGCACGATAGGATAGTTGCTGTCTAATGCAACAGGTACGGTTATCGGGATCGACCCGTGGCCGTACCTTTGCCGCCGTCAATCTCACGGTTCAAGTGCCACACCATTAGGTGGTTACGGTCTGCTCCACCGTAAAACTCCCTGGTAAACGACTTATTGTGTGTGATAACAACTTGAACCGTGAACCCAACATCTGGCACGGCCACCACTGTGGACAGCACAGAATGGTCTTGTTCACGGCTGGTGATGTAGCCGCGCTTGACATGCCAAATATCGCCGGTGCGGGTCTTGACTTCGATCTGCCATTCCACCACGTGGGAGGCTGCGATAGAGATAAGCCCGGATACACTAATCATGGCGTCGATACGCCACACGCCTTTGTCCATGAGTCGAATGGCGTGGGGGATACGTTCAAACTCTACGCCGCGCGAACCAATGAGCATTTCGTCAAAGGGGAACACCCCCTGTAGGTGCCTACCACCACCGCTCATGAACAAGGTGCCCGTCTCTTCCAAGGGGGATTTGAGTTCGTCGATCCGGTTTGCGATTTCTTTTTGACGGTCAACATACGGCTGCATGGCACCGGCGATGGGGCCGAACATACTCCCTGGTCTAATGTTGGGGTCGAACACTGAACGGATCGCATTAGCGATACCGTTAATGACATGCCCGAACATCTGTCCAAGACCTTGCCCGAACTGTTCGGCCCCACTGGCACCGCCCGGTGGTGTGAGGGTGCGGCGTGTGGGGTCTACGCTCATGACGTCTCCCCTTCCTTTTCACGCAGCTTGAGGGTTGCGTTCACGCGCTGCTGCAGCAGGGCAAGCTGTTGATCGTCCATCTCTTCTACGGGTACGGCTGTGGCGTCGATAAACGGCATGGTGACCTGCTCATCAATGGGCACCCAGTGCCCCGGCTCTAGGGGAGCACCACCATATCCCAGCGGGTCAAAGTGAATGGCGGGGCCGTGGACTAATTCAAACTCCCACACCCCCATTTCGGCCACCGACCCGGATAACCCGGCCTCGGTAAGCTCTAGACCATGTGGAGCAGCCCCACGCACCCACACATAACTACGGGGGTTTTCTGTCACTGTGATGGTGATCTTCTCCCCCGGATCGGCATGGTGCGTAGCATCATCTACGGGCAAACCCACAGCTAGTTTGACCTTTGTGACTTCCTGTATGTAGCCGTGGTGAATGAATCCCAGCTTGCGTACATGATCGGCCAGCGCTTCGACTACCGGGGTATCCATATCAAGCCCAGCGGCGTGGACGAACAGCCCGGCCCATGGGTCTTTGCCTTCCGGGGTGCCAAAAGGGTAAAGCTCATCTAGACCTTTAGAGTTCATCGTCATTGTCCAATCTGCGTTTTAATGCGGGAAAGAATACCGCTGATGGTTTCAACGTTGTGGGCAAGCATGGCCGTGGACGATTCCCTGATGCGGGGGTCACCCATCGACACAGTGACGTTTCTCTTGCCACGGTCACCCTGAATATGAACCTCGCTCACGAATGAGGCCATGATCATACCCAGCATCTCCACACCCACCTGGTCACCTACGTGGTAATCACGACCGAACATGTAGGGGGCACCGTCCACGACGGCAATATCAAAGCTGATGCCACCGCCGGTTTCCTCCATCGCAGCCATGGCCGCTTGCACGCTAGAGATTGAGTAGGCTTCACCGGGCTTGGAAACCTCCCGGTAGCGGAGCCGTCCATGCGCCTCTTTGCGGTAGTTCTGGTCATAGGTCTGGAATGCGAGAATCCTATCCTTCACCGCCTCTTTGCCGCCCTCTGCGATAATCTCAGCAAAGAAGGGGCCAACGCCGGGGAAGAATGAGCCAATGCCCTTGACCAGTGCAGACCATCCAACGGATAGGATTTTGTTCAGCGCCGCCGGGGATTTACCACCCACCACGAACACCGAATCAGTGGATTTCTTGAATGTGACTTTACTCACGGCCTGGTATTGGTTGGGTTTCCACACCACCCACGGGGGAAGGTTCAAATGCGTTAGCCCCGCCCCATCAGAGAACACGGGCAAGTCATCAACGTTCTGGTTCAGGATAGCGGAGAACCGACGTTGAATCCCCCTTATACCATCTTTGATGGTGCCCGTGGCCCCTGGGTGAAATGACCGGTTCACCGCGTCCAAAATGATGGTGGGTGTTTTGAATGTCACATAATCAGGGCACGGTTGTTTCATTCCGGGTAGCCAATACTCAGCCGTGAGCATGGTGCCAGACGCTGTAGCAGTTTTGTTCAGACAATCGTATGCATTGTCATATCTGGCTTCGATCACGGCCCATTCTGTATTTGGCCCATCGATTTTGGGATTCATGAAAATAGGCCACAGCTCCACTGATGGACGCACTTTATCCCATGCATTAATGGCCTCAAGGTTCCATTGTCCAAGCAGTGAATTAGGTTGAAATTGTCTTTCCAAATTCCTATGAATATAGGATTTGATAATGTTTAGTGCTGGTCCCTGTTGAATATCCGACCATTTCAATTGGAATTGGTCTGGCAGGTGCGTATTGGATTTGAGAACAATATGTTTGAAATGCTCACGCGGCCGGATACCGATAATCTCCATGGTACCGCCGCGCTTACCACCCAGCTCATATTGCAGCTCATGGACGCGATACCCCATCACCTGAAACTCGCCGGTCACAGCTATTAAGTGCACCGCGTCATGGAGAACATGATCAATCCGGGGCGGTTGTTTACCGATCACACCATCAGTCTCTTTACCCAAAAGCCAAGGGACAACTTCATTATCAGCAAAGATAGTGACTTTGCCCTCTGCCATGTCTAGGGCTGAGTCACCAAGGTCATAGTCGATAATCTCACGTACTTCACAAAACGGGTGACCGTCTTTGTCAAGCAGCCAGAAATTAATTCCTTTTTGTCGGAACAGTTGATTAGCATGTGCCCACCATTCCGACCACACAACACCGGCCATGACCAAACCTCCCAGCGGGGAATTTTAATAGGGACTCAAATAGCGCGGCGTGATGTCCAGATACGCATCGGTACCGCCGCTTGTGGTGAAGTTCAAAGTTTGCCCCGAACTCACTTTGAGTGAAAACCAGTTGTTTCTAAACGATGAAGACGGCACTGGTAAACCAGCGCCGTCTTTATCGAAGACGATCATACGGCTATCAATCGATAGGATCGACTGCCATGGACCATCTTTAACCGGGCGGGGGAGTGGACCGGTCCACACTCCACCTCGGTCCCCGGGGACAGTCAGAGAGACTGATCCGGCCTTGCCCCACACTAGGGACAAGACGGGTTCAAGGGGACCGTCGTTAACCCATGAACCTCCATGGCGGAGCCTCTGGGTACCACCATACCATGTGGCCTCGGGGGCCACAAAGGTGTAATCAGAAATGATCATCCCGGATATGTAAGGGTCACCCTCAGTGGCCCCGGTGTGGCGTGACAAGCGCATCTTTAGGGCACGTTCATCGCCGCGCACAGGGTCGCGCATAATGAGCTTCCATGTGCCTTGCGTATTGAGTGCGGCTGTCCAATTAATGAGCGCATCGACGTGACGGGCGGTTGATATAGCGACTTTGATGGTGGGCTTAATAGCGTCGATACGCCACCCCACCACTCTTTCGCCTACCTGGAAAGCGTCACCATCAAGGGAATAGTCGATGGTGGCATCGATATTGTCTAGTCCCTCTAGGGTGACACCCTCATCACCCGCCGCGTCACCATGGAGGTTCCACACATGGCCTGTGGGGTCTTCCAGCTCCACATCCATGGTGAGCACTCCATTAAGCAGTTGCCCCATAATGAAACCTCCATGGTCTTAGTTAGATGTTGCCGCCGCGTGTCTGGGTAGCAGCGGGGCGGCGATCGTGCTTTAGCAGATCAAACTCAGCTTTCAGCTGGTCAACGACACGTGCCAGTTTGGCCGGGTCATCAGCATCATTGGTGGAAAGCGTCACATTGACGGTAATGGTGTCACCGCCATTTTGGACATGCACCGGTGCTTGATCCGCCACACTAGGTGCCGGTTCAGGTGTTGGCACTGGTCCCGGTTGTAGCTGTGCATTAGGTGAAGGGGCCGGATCGTTCTCAGGGTGAGCCGCCGCGCGCTCTTCACGCTTGTGCCGTAGCTCATCGTCAAGAAGCCTGGGCACCTTGACAATCCCCTTGAGGCCCACCAGCCCGGCCAGCTGGTTGCCGTACTCCTCAGCGATAATCCCACCAAAGTCTTGTGCGATTTCCTCTGGGGTACCGATACGGCCCTTGTTATCAAGCTCACCACTGGCCCACTTGCGGTTATTCTCCACACCATCGGCAATGGCCTTTTCAATGGCAGGAATGTCAATGCCATATTGACGCGCCGTGTTAACCACAGCCTCACGTACTTGCCGTTGGCCCTCCACAATCGCATTGTGGGTTTTCAGCGCTGCCACATTGAGCGGGGAATCCTCATCGACCAGCCCGGTAGCGATAATGTCACCGGTGGTTGCTGTATGAAGCAACGCCCGTGACACCCTGTCCCAGCCCTCTGGACCAGCGGCGTAGATGTTACCCAATTCCTCGGGAAGACCACGCAGGTTACCCCATTCACCCTCAAGTGAATCCAAGGTACGCGCCGCGTCCACAGCCATGCCAACAAGCGGGTTTGACTCTTCCAGGTAGCCGGGAACTGCACCTGGGAAGTCACCCGTTGCCACGGTACGTGCCAGCCGGTCGCTGATGTCCACCTTGACGGTGGAGTTCGGATTAGCCAGCTCTGTCAGTGCGGGCTGTGCCTCTCGCAAACCTTCAATCAAGTCCTGAATACGTTTCCACTGGTCAGCGGTCAACACCGCCTCTGGTTTACCCGTGTGGTTAAAGTAGGTGCCAAAACCACCGGGGGTGGGTTTGAGCCACCCGCCGCTGTCGTAGCCGTGGCCGTGACCCCACATTGTCGTAAGGTCTGTACCGTACCTACTCTTGTAGTACCTTAGCGCGGCGTTCATATTTGCCCATGGATCGCGCCGATCATCGGGCAATTCAGGGTCACGGTTAGCTGCGAACGTGCCAGGAATAATCTGCAGCAAACCAACACCAGCGGATTCACCGGTGCCGTTGACGTCATGGATTTGCTGTGCAATTCCGGGGTTGCCACCAGATTCAGACATGATCTGTTTCAGCATGGCGTCCACTTGACGCGGGTCATCGGCGTTGAATCCCTGCCTACGCATAGCGGCCATGGCCATTTCACGCCACGATTCCGCGTTACCGGCTACACCGCCCGCACCGCTGAACGTACCCAGCTTGGATTTAAGGAACTCCCATGCCTTATCAGCCATGGTCTTGAGCATCGCAGCCGGTAGCTTACCAAAGTCACCAAACTGTTCCTTGCCTGGGAACTCACCAATCTTGCCGATAGCGGCATCCCACAGACGTTTGGCCATGCCAGCGATGGAGAAGCCACCGCCGCCATTGCCACCCGATACGAACTCGCCAAGGAAGTCCTTAAGGGTCCAATGCAGGGTGAACAGGCTGTTATCGGAGCCGCGAGCAGCGCCGCCGATCTGCACGCCGTGATCGCCCGCTGACTCAATGTTGACACCGTCAATGGTGCCCGCCATATGGGAGTTGGGGCCGCCACCGCCGCGCATGACACCAATGGTCACACGGCCATTCAGACCTTTTTCAAAACCAAAGTTTTCGAACACAGATTCTGTGTTGAAAATGCGGCCACCACGTAAGTTGCCACCGTTCAGGAACTGGACAATACCAGACCAAATACCTGAACAATCCCACGATGGATTACCCACACCACCATACTGGTAGGGCTTGCCATGTTCACCCTTTAGCTGGTCGAACAAAGCAGCGATCTTGCCGTCAAGGTCAACGTTACCGCCGCCCGCAAACCGCATCTCTGGCAAACCAAAGATACCGCCGCGTGAGAACGCCGCGCCCTCACCCAAATTACGCCGAACACCGCTCACGCCCTTAGTGCGTGCGGTTTTGTTCAGCGCCTCAATGGCTTTGGGACCACCCATGCCTTGCACTGCCTCGGGGACAAGAATGCCCTCACCGGGGGACATGTGCAGCGATCCCCACACCGGTGAATAGAAATGCATGGTGTCTTGACCCGGGGCATAGCCTGGGAGCACACCGCCGCGTGCAAAGTGGTGTTCTGGGAGTTCACCCAGCCCCACCAATTTGGCAACCGCATTCCATGCTTTTCTAATCCCGCCATTGTAAACAGTGTTCACAACAAATTCGACGGGCTTCTTTGTCTTCTCCCTGATTCCGTCCCAAATGGTGCCGATATTGTCAACGGTACTTTGGAACCAATTCTTGAGTGTTGTCAGCGCACCTTGGAACGTATTAAACGTTCCGGTGATAACCGTATCCACAACGGACTTTATCAGGTTCGCCATGAATGACCATGCGTTTTGCATGGTCTGTAGAATCGGATTCCACACTGAATTGAGGAACCAATTTATCAAACCATTAAAGGCTTGGAACATGGGATTAATGACACCGTCATAAACCCCTCTGGCAAACCCAGCCATAAAGTTCCATGAGTTCTGAATACCAGTCATTACCGGAATCCAGACATTGTTTAGGAACCAATTAACAAGCGCAATAAACACCTGGAACATGGTATTTATCACATTGTCATACACGGCCCGCATGACAAGACCAGCGTTGTTCCATGTGTCCTTGAGCAGGTTAAACATGGGAACTGCGACGTTATTGACCAGCCACATGATCGCACCAACCAGCAAATCAATCACTGGTTTGAATTGCGTATCCCACACGGCTCGGAAATAGTCACCCACAGCCCTTACGGCAAATCCAAGGACATCAAGTAGAATCCTCGCAGCTTCACCCATTTGCCCAATCCAGGGCACAAGTGCGTTCTGCACAAGCCAGTTAATAATATCCGCTGCGATGCGAATACCGTTGGCCATGGCCTCAAGGTTAGTGACCACCAACATGACGGCACCAACAATAACGCCACCCAGAATGTAGCCAAGGGTATTGAGCACTGGCATAAGGACAGG